ATAAAGTGATTCATTCTTGTGATCATGTAGCGTTCTTGAAGTGTAGGCAAACCTGCACTAGCGAACTCAACCTGTAACGCATCCCCAATCTCCTCATTCAAGATGAAACTAGGGAAACCTGTACGCCTGATTACTGGCACACTAACTGACTGGATGTTCTTAGGATTAGCTGCACCTGACACCGCACTAGCCCATTGAGCAAAAGTTGTTCCACCTGAAACAGTAGGGTCAAAGTTCACAGTAAAGTCGGCTAGTTGGCGACCATAAAGAGATACTGACGTTGAGTTAGTGGAAGTAGTCCTAACCCCTGTTACAGCGTTCTCAACACGCACCTGATTAGCAATACCATCCGAGATGTAACTCAAGTCAATTTGGTTCATGCACACATGCAGATTAGATGTTGAATGAACGTTAGATACGATGATGTCGTTAGTGTCCCAAGAGTAGCCCTGAATGGTGTTCACATCAGATCTAGTTAGGTATCTCATACCTCCAGATTTAGAGGCATACAGCCAACCCAATTCGGCATCTAAGAACTGGTTGTATAGTTCACCACTAGGAATGTCCAAGTAAGTGTTCGCGTATTGGAATGTACTAGAGCCACCGGATAGAACTTGAGCCTGAGAGTAGCGTGAATCAACCGCTGTTATAGCTGTGCCCAACTGGTTCATTACGTTGATAAAAGACCTGGTACTTGTACCTGTGATGTTGAACGTGCCTATCTGAGTATTCAAAGCGATTCGACCCATGTCATTAGCAGTAATAGTTACTTGAAGTTGTCCGCGTTCATCGTTTAGAGCTGATGCTTTAGCCTCTGGCACATAAGTCATTTCGATGTTCTGAATAAAACCATTGAACAAAGGCTCCCAAGTTCCTAGGCTGTCATACTCAATTCTAAATCTCTGGTTGCTCGCATAATCTGGCCCATTCAGGAAGTCTCCAAGACTAGATTTCATTAGGCGAACAGTTGCAATACCAACGTTAGGTCTAGCAAAAGTGTTCTGCTCTACGCTAATACCTCTGTCAATGTCCACCTCAAAAGTGTCGCATTGAATGCTGTTCCAAGTGCCAGCAGGTTTCTCGTATTGAATACGAATACCAGTCTTAATATCCCAAGTCATTAGCCAGCAAAATACTTTCTGCCAGATTTCTTTTCAAGGGTCCTAATGGCCCTGATGATTTCCTCAGCTGAGACATTGGCTTTGTTGATGTTGATTTCGTAAGTCGAATTGGTGGCCAAAGCCTGTTCAGTGCCTACCTGTGCACCTGTTGTGTATAGTGATCCACGCAAGTTTAGGTATTCTTTCAATCTGCCAGATTGGAGCAAGCCTTTAGCAACGATGTTGCCCTGAGCTGGACCCATTCCAACAATTTCGCCAATTACAGATTCATCTGCTCCAGCCTTACGAAGTTTAGCCAAGTTACCTGCAAAGCCTCTAGCAGCGTTTACGATACGCCTCATTTTGTTGATAACTACATCCACGTTAAAGACACTGTTCTCATCCTCACCAAAAGTTCCAAAGGCTAAACCAATAGCATCTCTAAACTTTTCAGCGGTTCCCTGAATCTTTTTAATCTGGTCTTGTAATGCAGTATTGACTGCTTTACCAGCAACCTTGATTTTGTTTACAGCGTTCTTAGGAACAGCACCGCCACCAAATAAGTAATCATTTCCGCCAGTAGGTGTAGGAGGTATCTGCCTGGTATCAACCTCAGCCTCATCAGGGATAAGCCAGTCCACTAGGAAACCAGCACCAACCAGCAAGGCACCAATACCAGTAGTTACCAAAGCAGTCTTTAGAGCCTTAGTCGCAGTAGTCGCAGCAATAACACCTGAAGTGTAAAGACCAACGATACCGGTGGCTAGACCCCATCCAGTTCGCAGAATAGCCAATTCAATAACAGCAACTTTGATGAGCTCGATGTTGTCGATGAGGAACTTGGCACCTAATGCAATAGCCTCACCCATCTTGACAAAGCCATCCACCAATTGCTGGACATTCTCTTGACCCTCAGGACTAGCCAGGTACTCACTAAAGTCCTCCAACGCTGGAAGTAACGCTGTACCAACTGTTTCCTGAATCTCAGCAAAGATAACTTCGAGACGTTTGTATGGATCTAAGTTTGCAGCGGCCTGAGCTGAACCCTTGAACTGTTCATTCAACTGCTCCATAAAGTCTGAGCCATCTTTGATAGATGGAAGTAACTTACGCAAAGCACCAGTTTGGCCATTGTAAGCCTTAGAGATTGCGTTAGTAACTGTATTCAGGTCTTTACCTGTACCAGCCGAAACATCTAGAGCAGTGTTTAGAAGTGCCTGTCCATCAGCAAGGGAACCTGTGGCACGTACCGCAGTAGCAAGAGCAGGTCTAAGTTCATCATCCAAAACTGCTGTTTGTAACTGTGTGTTCTTGATGAATTGTTCTGCTCCAGCAATAGCCGAATCAGTAGCCCCCACAGTATTACGCAGAGCATTAGCCAAGAGGCCCTGAGCCTTACGATCATCAGATGCAGCCTTAGTGGCCTTTTTTAGTTCATTGGTAAGAGTGGCAATTCCTAGACCTAAACCTAGAGCACCAAGAGACCTGTTTACATTGGCACCAACCTGCTTGGCAGTACGTTCAAACTTACGGAGACTAGCATTCGCAGCAACAGCGGTCTTATCAAGTTTATTGTTACCAATAAAATTGACAACTAGATTCTGTGCCATTACTCAGTTCCTTTATCTCTTAGCGCATCTATCACAGCTCGGTATTCTCGCAAAGTCATGTTCTTAGCTTCAGTAAGACTTAGACCTGCATGAACAACCATAAACGCAACGCGTTCAGCTGCATCATCAGCCACTATTCTTTTGTGTTATCACCAGCAAACAAAGCATTAGCCTCAGTCATTGAGATGTTGCCAGCCTGTTCTAAAGTGAAGTTCGGGTCAATTCTTTTTTTCATAATGAAGATGATGGCTTTCATTGCTTTACCTTTAGCCTGTCCAGCATCCATTAGTTGATCTATTGACGAACCTGTAATCAGTTCTATCTGCTCAACTTCATTAAGTGTTAGGGATTCGAAGTCAAATACATTGGTGGTCATTTAGTTGCTCCTGGTAGATTGTCGATTGTTTGTCGCATGAGACGTTCATAGTTTTCGAGTATCTCTTGCTGTGTATAGCCTAATGCTTCACTAAAGAATGGCTGAGGTCTTATGCCCCTGTAAGTGCCAGGTTTCAATTTGCCTCGATGTGCAGTTGATACAACTAGCCATCCCCAGTGAATAGGGTTTGCGTAAGGTACACGCTTGCCACCAGCTTGAACACTTCCACCTGACTGAATACGTCTAGGTCTCATGCTCGCTGATAAAGCACCTGTTTTGACTGGAACCAATGACTTGGCTTGACGAATCAAGATGAGAGCACCTTGATAGCCTGGCTCAGTTAGAACCTCTCGGGTCGCCCCTAGTTCTTTCATGGCCTTGACTGTCAGAGATAAGTTCTCGACACCGATTCCAGTCTCCACAGGAAACCTAATTAAGCAGCTGTTTTTACAGTTAGGCCGTAGTAAACAGGTGGTGTAGTTGCTGGAGTGTGTACAGCGTTCTTTACAGTCAAAGTAACTGAGAACTTCACAATCTCACCAGCGTTTAGGCTTAAAGGTGGAAGTTGGTCAAAGATTACTGTTCCTGTGTAGACCGGTGCAGATGCAGTTCCAACAGCGTTACCCTGAGGTGAAACTTGGAATGCAACCTCGGTGCCGAAGTTAGCCCAAAGTAGTCTGTAAAGACTTCCTGTGTCGCCAGAGGTAACACCATCTAGCTGTAACTTCCATTCACCGCCAACACGGACCTCGCAGAATGTCTGGACATCGCCAGGTGCATCGTTAAGGGTTAGTTCGACTAGGTTTACATCGCATGACTCCTCGACAGTGCCGATTGTGAACTTGATGTTTGTTGCTTTGATTCTGGTTGATGTTGCCATCGGGTTCTCCTTAAAGAGTTATGGATAGGTCAATGTTTAGATCGCATGCTAAATACTCAGCGTTGTTCGCAGCCAACCTAAATGGTGTGTTTACAGTTTTGAGAATTACATATCCCAAAGTGCTAATAGCCGAAACTGTTTGAGCAATAAGTTCATCCAGTGCCTCAGTAGCCTCCTCGTTAGTTGCAGTAGATGCAACCAGAGTGACATTGAGACCTAGACGATACTCGTTACCAACAGTTTCAGCAATCAGGTACGGACTACCAGAATTGACGATAACAATAGGTGGAGTAATGCGTTCTGGAACATAGTCCAAAACATCCAACCCTGCATTCTGTAAGTCGAGTTTGAACTCGGCCTTAGATGCTGTTATCTCATTCGTCATAGTCCAGGACCTGTAAAGGGTAGGAGCATCTCACGTGCAGCGTTCATCGGATCCTTAGCAATACGGACAGTAGTGCCAAGGTCAGCGAATTGAGCCACGCCATTAGGTGCCGACCTACGATGGAACAGCTCAGAGGCACATGAGAGAACAGCAGAATCTAGCACGTCAGTAGGTACGCGACCTGAACCAACGAACTTGGCGACCATCTGATTAGCAGAGGCTAAACATGAATCGACAAAACTAGAGACCTCTTTAGTCCCGACATATGCTCTGAACTGCTCCACCGATACAGCCATGAGTTATTAGGCTCCAGTGTTTAGCTTGACGATTGCACCCTCGAATGGAACAGCGAATGCAGCGTAACCATAAACAGAGTAAGTGTCCTGCAACTTAGTTACATCGGTGTCACTTAGACGTGTTGGAGTACCAGCTGACTCGTAAGTGGTTAGAGCACTTGAGTGAGCAAGGTATGCAGTCTTAGCGTCCATAGCAGGGTCCACAACGATTGGTAGGCCAAGGATAGAACCAGTTAGACCAGGGATGTTAGATCCACCGATTGTGTTTGAGCCATCGCCAACCTGTGAAACAACTGGACGACCAGAAGTATCAACGATTGAAACTAGACGCTTGTAAGCAGTTGTACCTGCAACGATGAACTGAGGAGATAGACCAGTCGCGTTGTAGATGTATGCAGCACCATCAGCAAGTCCACCCATAACAGCAGCAGCAGTTAGAGCTGAGATGTCGAATGTCTTACCAGTCCAAGTTAGACCTGCAAGAACAGCGATAAAGTCCACGTTCATCTTCTTTGCGTAAGCAAGAGACATTGCCTGGAATGCTACGTCTAGGTAGTTCACAGTTGAACGTTCAATTGCTTGCTTTGAGATGTTAGTGAAACCACCATAGGTTGCAACAGCAACAGAAACAGTTGATAGAGCAACGTCACCAGTTGATAGTGCGGTGTTCTCTGTGGTCTGCTTGCCTACTGCGATTGTGTTGGTGTTTACCTTTGCGTATTCAATGGTTAGACCAGTTGCTGGTAGAGCCTGAACGCTGAACGCGTTTAGAGTTGGACGACCTGTGTTGATTAGGTTGTTGATGAAACCTACGAATGCTGGTCTAAGAGCTGCGTCTGCGCTTGTGGCACGGAACAGTTCGACTGCATCCTGATCACCAGAGACAAGAGCCTTAGCGTACTCACCCTGTGAACGGAACTTGGTTTCAAATGCGTTTGTTGCGATTGCTGGAGTCTTTACTAGCTCAAGTTCTCTGCGGATTTCAGCCACTTCATCTTGAACAGCACGGACATCCAATTCCATGTTTTCAGACATGTTGGTTTCCTTTGTTTGGATTGAATCCGCTACCACCTCGGCAACGGGTATTTCCTCGCGAACTTCGGAGACTGATGCTCCGGTGAACGCTGGAAAACTTACGAGAGAGACTTCTCTCAAATCTACGAGTGTGCGAGTTACTAGGTCGCCATCTCTGGTTTGTTCAACAGCCATGAATCCTACTGAGAACTTGTTAATCACATTGTCTTTGAGTAGCGTGTAAGCCTCGTTGCCTCTAGGTGTGTCAGAAATCATGGCACGGATTTCGAAACCTGCCTCTGTGTCTCTACCCTCAATGATTCGGCCAATAGGTTCTGAGTGTTGCCAAAAGAGCTTGACATCCTCAACGCTACGAATTGCACCAGGTACGAACTGCTCGCGGTAAACACCACCAATGTCAGCCACCTGACCATAAGGAACAGCAAGCCCAACTACTTCTCTAGTGTCAGCCTCAAGGCGAACCTCAAAACTTCTAGTTTCTAACTCGGTCATTCGAGACCCTCTTTTCTACGTACTTCCTCGGTTGTCATGAAACCTGCGCGAATAGCAGTCTCATACATGTTGAAACGATTAGCCATGTCAGCCCTGAATAGGCCCTCAAAATTGAACTCGACCCTAGTGCCACGCGGTAGGCATTCACTTAGAGCATCAGAAATTGCATCGGTGTAAGCCATGATTGTGTGACGATAGAACACTTGGTTCTCATCTTGTAGGTTGCTGTAAGTGTCACTAGATCCATCTACACCTGTAAGCAATAGTCTCGCTGGAATACCGAACAGTCTCGCAATGGCCTGAACCTGCTGAACCTGTACATCGGTGAACATGGCATCTCTAGGGTTCAATTGAACTGTTTGCCATTCAAAGCCTTGACCTAAAACAGCGACTTGTCTCTCAGCTTGCTTAGTGTGCCATCTAGCAGTTATCTCATCTGCATCCTCTTTACCAATTGGCTTATCGGACTTCAAAATACCTGTTGGAATACCTGCTTGACCGAACCAGTTAGCAGCGAAGTTGCGCAATTCTAAAGCGGCCTGAATGTCTTTGTTGCAAGAGTCAATCGGACCTAAGCCACGTAGATAACCAACTCGGCTAAACAGTTTCAGATGCTGAATGTCGGTTGTAGTGGTTGCTACTGGAGTATCAGCGTTTACTTGGTAGTCGTAATGCTTGACACCATTCACCAGGCGAATTGTTACTGCACTAGCTGGAACCAGAGTTAGGTTATTTACCTGACCATTAGAGCCATAAGACTTTAGCCAGAATGCGTTGCCATCCAAAGCCATAGACACCACAGTTTGAAACAGGAAGTCTCTTTTAGTGTCTAGGAAGTTTGGTTTGTTCACTAGAACAGGGTTCTCGACTGGCACCTCCATACCTGTGGCATAACGG